TTCGTTCCTGTTCCGTCGGCATATCCAGCTTGCCCTGACCCAGCAACTGTAGTAACAACTCCTGAAGGAGTCACTTTACGGATAGCGTGATTGCTTCCATCAGCTACATATAAATTCCCATCTGGGCCAAGTGCCACACCATAAGGACTCCAGAATCTAGCATTCGTTCCTGTTCCGTTAGCATAACCCTGTTCTGACCCAGCAAGAGTAGTAACAACTCCTGAAGGAGTGACTTTACGGATAGCGTTGTTACCTGAGTCTACTACATACATATCTCCATTTTCTGCAAATATGAAATTAGATATTTCATATAAAGTCGCCCTGACGATAGTACCATCGCCATCAGCATGACCAAATACACCTGGACTTCCTACAAATCTAGTAACAACTCCTTCTGTCGTCACTTTACGGATAGCACCGCTATCGGATACATAGATATCGCCATTTAAGGCAACTGTAATGCCACTAGGACCATAGAATTTAGCATTTGTTCCTGTTCCATTTACATATCCAGGTTGAAGTGGTTTTCCAGCAAGTGTAGTAACAATTCCTGAAGGAGTCACTTTACGGATACACTTGTTACCGTTATCAGCCACATACATATTTCCATCTGGGCCAAAAGCCAGTCCAGAAGGATAATTAAATTGGGCATCCGTTCCTGTTCCATCGGCGTATCCAGCTTGCCCTGGAGTTCCAGCAAGTGTAGTAACAACTCCAGCAAGAGTGACTTTACGAATAGAATGGTTAACCTGATCAGCCACATATAAATTCCCATCTGGGCCAAATGCCAAACTACGAGGATAACTGAATTTAGCGTTCGTTCCTGTTCCATCGGCGTAATCAGCTACACCTGACCCAGCAAGAGTAGTAACAACTCCAGAAGGAGTCACTTTACGAATAGTATGGTAATCGAGCACATACATATTTCCATCAGGGTCAAATGTCAAGTTAACAGGTTGATATAATTTAGCATTCGTTCCTGTTCCATTGGAGTAACCCGCTGAGCCTCTTCCAACAACTCTCGTAACAACTCCTGAAGGAGTCACTTTACGAATAGAGTGGTTGTCAGTATCAGCGACATATAAATTCCCGTCTGGGCCAAATGCCAGGCCAGTAGGATTATAGAACCTTGCATTCGTTCCTGTTCCATCATCAATCCCATAAATTTCTTGGTTGCCACTACCAACAAATGTAGTAACAACTCCAGAAGGAGTCACTTTACGGATACAATTGTTATTCGTATCAGCCACATATAAATTCCCATCTGGGCCAAGTGCCACGCCAATAGGATTATAGAATAATACACCTCCAGTTGCACTACCCTCGGTAAATACTCCTGGTAAGTATCCGCCGCCGGCAACTAAAGTGGTTGTTTGTGAGATAACGATACTTGAGGTTATGTCTGTAGTGGTGATGGTCGAAAACGAGGCGGTGCCTGTAAATGTTTGGATTGCACCACCAACGGAATAATATAATTTATCAGAATACATGTGTATAGAATAGGGTGTAAGTGATGATTGGCTTACAGTAGTAACAACTCCTCCAGGAGTCACTTTGCGAATATATTTGCTTTCATTATCAGTAACATACATATCTCCATTTGACGCAAATGTAATTCCATAAAGAGAACTGAACCGAGCATTCGTTCCTGTTCCGTCGCCGTTTCCATATTGTGTCCCAACAAATGTTGTAACAACTCCTTCTGTCGTGACTTTGCGGATAACGTAGTTGCCGTAATCAACTACATATAAATTCCCATCTGGGCCAACCGCCAGAGAACGGGGACCATTGAATTTAGTATTCGTTCCTGTTCCATTGACATATCCAGATTGACCTGGTTTTCCAGCAAGTGTAGTAACAACTCCTGAAGGAGTCACTTTACGGATAGTACGGTTTTCATAATCAGCCACATACATATCTCCATTTGGAGCAAATGCCAAGCCCTGAGGATAATTAAATTCAGCATCTATTCCTGTTCCATCGGAAAATCCAGCCTGGCCTGACCCAGCAACCGTAGTCACAACTCCTTCTGTCGTCACTTTACGAATAGAGTGGTTGTTTATATCAGCCACATATAAATTCCCATCTGGGCCAAATGCCAGAGCATAAGGACCATTAAACTGAGCATTCGTTCCTGTTCCATCGGCGTATCCAGATACGCCAGGGTTTCCAGCAACTGTAGTAATAATTCCTGAAGGAGACACTTTACGGATAGTATGTCCAGATTCTTCGGTTACGTATATATCGCCATTCGGTGCAACTGCGAAATCAAAGCTGTATCCTAATGCTGCTTTAACACTAGTACCATCGCCATCTGCATAACCAAATACACCTGGGCTTCCTACAAATCTAGTAACAACTCCTGAAGGAGTCACTTTACGGATAACATAATCGTCGGTCACATACATATCGCCATTCGAGGCAAATGACAGGCCAATGAGATTAGAAAATCTAGCATTTGTTCCTGTTCCATTTACATATCCAGGTTGACCTGGTTTTCCAGCAACTGTAGTTACAACTCCAGCAAGAGTCACTTTACGGATACACTTGTTACCGTTATCAGACACATACATATTCCCATCTGGGCCAAATGCCAGAGCAATGGGACCATTAAACTGAGCATCTGTTCCTGTTCCATCGGCATAACCATATGATCCTCCAGCAAGAGTAGTAACAACTCCATCAGGAGTCACTTTACTTATACGTTGTACAATGCTCTCAGCCACGTAGATATTTCCATCAGGACCAACTGACAAATCATAGGGAGTGTCAAACACAGTAGCAACTGTAGTAACAAGTCCAGACGGAGTCACTTTACGGATACCACGGTTACCTGCGTCTGCTACATACATATTCCCATTTGACGCAAGTGTAATTCCATAAGGACCACTAAACTGAGCATTCGTTCCTGTTCCATCGGCATCCCCACCTTGCACAGGGTTTCCAGCAAATGTCGTAACAACTCCAGCAGGAGTCACTTTACGGATACAACAGTTGTTTACGTCGATGACATATAAATTCCCATCTGTGCCAATTACAAGAGAACGGGGAGCATTGAATTTAGCATTCGTTCCTGTTCCATCGGCATATCCACTTACTCCTGGGGTTCCAGCAAGTATAGTAACAACTCCTGAAGGAGTGACTTTACGAATAGTATGTCCAGCTTCTTCAGCTACATACATATCACCATTTGACGCAAATGCAATATCAGTTGGACCTTGTAAAACTGCTGCAGCTTGTTTCAAGTTGCCATCGGCAAATCCATATACACCTGGCGTACCAGAAAATGTAGTGGTTATTTGCGAGTCACCACCACCAGCTCCACCACCACCTCCAGAAGATCCGGCACTGCTGATATAAGAGATGCCACCAGTCTGAGGATTCGCCATAACAAGTGCACTTACCGCCGACTTGTACTTGGCCATAGCCAACGCATAGTCAGAAGAAGACTTCATCTTCATTTGACGAAGAACAGTGATTTCCGAAAGAGTGCTCCCTCCTATCGTCGCATTGTCCAGCCTACTCTTTATAAGCTCGTCCTGTGCCTTCGCCTCATCAAACTCCGCCTTTACATCCACGTAATTGATAAACGCCTTGTTGTAAATGGACGCAAGCGAATTTATCTTCGCCGCCTCAATCTGTCCCTCCTGAAATTGAGCGGCAGCAGCCATTATGCTGCTGACAGATTCTTTCAGAGAGGAAGAATATTCGTTAAAAGTGCTTTGTGCCCTTTGTAAAATCAGTTGAGCACGCTGCTGTTTTAGCTGCGCGTCCTGAGAGATTTCACGAAGATGCGTAATCTCAGCCAAACGCTTGCCCGAAGAAATGGCCACGTCAAAGTTCCTCTTCGCTACCATCAATGCCGCATTCGCATGAGAAACCATATCTTTAGCGGAATTCACTGCTGTAAGTAGTGCAGCCGCCTTCAGAGATTTTTCGTTATTATTTGCATCCACCGCTTTTTGTGTAAAATATGCCTTCGCCGATGTAATCGTGCTCTGGTAAAACGTTTCAGCATTCGCCGCACTAGCACCAACCACTGTAATGGTTGCGGAAGCAGTGGCAGCCGCCGTATTGGCGGCAGCTAAGGCCTTCCGTGCATCCGCCAATGCAGCGGCGGCCGCATCAGACTTTACTTTTGATGCGGTAAATAAAGAATTCGCCTCTAACACAGCCTTGCGACGCGTCTGAACTTCCGTAAAAACAGCACCACCGCCAATTCTGGAGTTCAGGGTTGCTTGTGCATCGGTGGCAGCCGCAAGTGCATCGGCCGTTACCGTGGAAGCATATGTATAGGCCGCTGTTGCGATATTTACCTTCCTACTCGCCTCATTCACATCTGAAGCAGCCACGGATGATGAAACAATGGCAGCGTCCACCTTCGCCCTATCCGTCAACTCTAAGGCACTCAACTCGAGGTTGTAATAGGATGTTAAAGTGGAAAGAGTGGCCTGGGCTTTCAAATCCGCCTTTTCTTTTGCGGATAAGGCAGAAACAGCCGCCGCCTTGAAAATCTGTATATCTTCAGCCTTCTTTCCAACGGATATCGCGTATTCCAGATTCGACCGAGTAGTATCGTACTTCTTCGCCGATTCAACGACGCCCGCATACGCATAATCTACAGAAACGGTAGCAGCAGAACGCTGTGCCTTTACCTCATTTAACTTTGCTTCCAGAGTCACAACAGTTTGAGGGTCCATAATAACTTTCTCGGCATCCGTGATTTTCTTGGTCAATGGGTCAGAGGCAGCATCGGCAGCTGCTTTGGCGACGGCCGCATCGGCGGCGTCCTGGTCGGCTTTCATTGCAGCTGCCTTGGCGGCGGCCATATTCGCCGCCGCGACCGTTAAGAGTGCAGAGGCCGCCTGGGTTTGTGCTGCTGCTAGTGCAGCTACGGCAGCATCGGCGGCATTCTTGGCAGACTGTAAGTCAGCGGCAGCCACATCAGCAATCGCCTGGAGATTATCCGCAAGGGCAGCGGCGCTCACTGCAGCAGCACGCTGTGCCTGTATTTCCGTATCCTTCTTGCCTGTCGTAATCGCCAGCTGTAGGGCGGCCTGTGCCGCCTTTGACGCAGCGAGGGCCTTCGCCGCCGCAGCCGCCTGCTTCTTATTTGCATCGACAGCCCGTGTGTAACGCTCCTGTGCAGCATTCTTCTGTGCTGCCGCCGCCTCCGCCGCCGTAGCCGCCGTGCGTTGGGCCGCAGCAGCATTGGCCGCCGCCTTCGCCGCCGCCGCCGCCTGCTGAGCAATGCTCATAGCCAACTCAGTCTTCTCCACCTCCTGTTTCGCAGCGGCACCCGAAGGAGTATCGGTAGCCACAATTTGCAGGCGAATCTTAAAAGCAGACCCTGCAGGAATCACAACCGTTTCCGATTCTTCTTCGGCACTATCTGTTCCACGACGTGTGACCGGGTTCAAGAATTTCATCTGCACGGCAATCTCAATCTTGTCGTTTTGCACAAATCCCCAGCTACCCCTGGAATCTGTATCAGCATTCACTTCAAACAGACCAGGAATCTGTTTTCCAGCCGAGTCAAAGAAACGAGAAGGGTCGGCAGACAACAAATCTCGGAACATGGCATCCACTGCACCTTTGTCCACGCCAGGAACATTGGTCAGAGTTTCTTCCTGCGATAAGGAGGCGTGAATAGCACTGACAAGAGCACCGTTACTCAACATATCGTGTGCATCCTGTAAATTATACACAACTCCCTCCGTAGGTGCCGAAGAGCTGCCATAGCACTTATAAATGACGTAGGACATGACAATATCGTTCGCCATAACGTTCCCTCCTTTACGAACTCGGGAGTCCGTATTGGCGTCTAGGATAGCCGAGCTGAAGTTCAGGCCATTCGTCACACCATCTACGTCAGTGTATGTGCGAGACAACGCATACGACAGAGCATTGTCGAATGAGATAGAGCCACCATCTGGATTGAAATGACCCACAGCACGCTCACTTCCAGCAGGGCGATCCCACACAAAGAAGGTGTTCATTGCATCCACAGACATGGGAATCTGAACACGATGTCCCATTGTGCCGGATTCCGCCAAATTCACGGCCTGACTGGCTACGTCTGTAGTAACCAGCCTCCTGTACCGTATGACTGAAGCCGACATCTTTTATAATTATTCATGCGAAAACATTTATTCCTCTTTTACTCTGTGTAAAAGGAGAATACATGTGTTTTTATTATCTATCCTTATAATCCTTACATGATGAAGTCATTGAGCAGCACCTCACCACCCACCAGGTAGAAGACACCATCCGCCACATTCACCACTTTGTCAACCTTCAGCTCCACCGCATTCACGTAGAGGCCACCAGGTCTAGAAGGCACAACCTTATAACTCAGAATCTTCGTGGGCGTCGATGTCACACCCAGACCCAGGATTTGGACGCCAGACAGGTCCACAGGAGGGTATGTTACAGAGCCAACCGTCACACCTGTCTTGGCACGCTGTAGAACGCTGCTGTCAATGTAAATGTAATTGCCAGGTGTTCCACTCGCATCCGTGAGAGATACCTTGGTCTCGTTCATGCTCACCGTTGTCATGTTGTAAGACAGGGTGCTCGCCAGCTGAGGCCAGGGGATGGCGGCGCGAGCCGCATCGGCCGCCGCCTTGACCGCCGCCTTCGCAATGACATCCGCCTGTGCAGAATCATAGGCATTCTTGGAAGCCGCCGCCAGGGCCGCCGCCTGTTGTGCAGCCGCACGCAGTTCTACGATTTCTTGCACAGTCTTTCCACCCAGAGGGCTCGCCGTAATATTATTGCCACTGGGGTCATAGGGGAGGATGGCGTAGTTGAGCGCATTGTTCGCCGCAATGGACAGTGCATTGTCTGTTTGATACTTGGTATTCGCCGCGGAAGAAACGGACTGCGCCTGGGTGAGCGCGAGGAGAGCCGAATTCACCGTCGCGGAGGCAACGGCAATCTTGTCGAACTGCGCGGCGGCGTCCGTTATCACGGTCGCCAGGGGGTCCGCCTCCGCATCTTGGCGCGCCTTGAGCGTCGCGGCCTTCTTTAAGTTCAGCGCCGCCATGGCGTTGGCGGCGACCTCGGTGGCCGCAACGGAAGTGTCGCGCAGAGACTGGATTTGTGTGATATCGGCACCGTTCAAAATCGCCGTATCCAACGCACGTCCAGCAATTGTCTGCGCTTCCGCGGCGATGTTGTAGTCGTTTTGCGCCTGCGCCTCGACCACCTTCGCCGCATTCCACGCGTTCATGAGGGAATTCGCCTTCGCCAGGGACGCCTTGTTCGCCTGGTAGAGCTGCAGGTCGTTGAGAATCGCGACGGCGTTAGGGTCGGCATTCACCGCCTCTCTCGCAATCACCACGGCCTGGGCGGCGGCAGAGGCACGGGACTGCGCACGAGCCGCCGCATCGCCCGCCGCCTGAGAAGAGGCACGCAGGGTCTGTATCTCGGCAATCGTCGCACCGCCCGTAATCGCCTGGTCGAGCAGACGCGCGGCGGTGTCATAGGCCGCCTGCGCATTCGCCAGCTCCACGTTGGCGGTGGCCTGCTCGTCCATCGCCCTGTAGAATCCACGCGCACGCGCATTGGACTCGGCACCCTGGATAGCCGCCTCTTGGGCGAGCTGTGCCTGGATTAGCAGATTCTTGGCGATTGTCGCAGATGCGAGCATGTTGCCAGAAACGTCTCTCGTTCCAGTCTCAATGCCTAGGCGTAGAGCATTCTGCGCATCATTGGCCGTGTTTCTGCCGGCAAGGGCAACGGACTCGGCCGCACGAGCCTGCTCTAGCGTAGTGCGCAGGTTCTGGATTTCCGTCACACCCGCGCCGGCTGTGATGGCCGTGTCCAGATTCTTAGCCGCGAGGAGGGAGGCACTCTGGGCCGCCTGCAACTGTGTTAAGGCCTGCTGGTAAGCCGCAAACGCCGCCACGTAGGCATCCACCTGCGTATTCGCAGTCGCACGGTCAATCGCCGTCTGCTGTGCCACAACCGCCGCATCTAAGATGGCATTGGCAGCCGCGTTGATAAAATTGCCCGAAGGGTCCTTCGCAATAAGAGACGCACGAGAAGACGCCGCCGCCGCCGTCGCCAGGTTCTCCGCCGCCTGTAAGGCCGCCAGGCTATTGGACGCATTTTGCAGAGCCGCACGAAGCTCTTGGAGAGCCGCCAGGTCTCTTCCTTGTGTTATCGCCGTGTTGAGAGCCGCCGTCGCCGTGTCCACAATCGCCTGCTGGCTATACGTCGCAGTCTTAGCCGCATTCGCCTTCGACAAGAGGTCCATATACTGGCGAACCAGCGAGTTGCAGCGCGCCGATTCGGCGGCGGCAGTGGCCGCAGCACGAGACGCCGTGTAAATAGCGACGCCGCTCGCATCTGTCGTATACGACTGTGTTACCTGTGCACCAGCATTGTCAATTGTCTTATTCAGACCCGCCCATGTGACTTGCTGCGCCAGTGCAGCCGCAGAGAACTCGGCGGCCTGTTGCGCCAACGCCGTGAGCTGAGCAGCGGACTGGGCATTCTTGCGCAGAGTTGTTATTTCCGCCGGTGTCTTTCCACCCACCACGGCGTCATTCAGCGCAGACTCCGCCACGTACTGGGCATACTGGGCCACAACCAGCGCCTTCTGCGAATCGGTGTCCGTCGCATACGCGGCATTCAGAGCCGCCGCCGCCTTGTTCGTGCGCGCCTGGTTATTCGCCTGGTCTTGCACAATTCTCATGGAGTTGAGAATAGCAATCGCCGCCGTATAGGTAGGGCCAGGCGTGAACACCTTGCCCAGAGCATTGAGGGCCGCCGTATTTGTCGTATTGGCCGTGGCGCGCGCCTTCGCCTCATCGGAAGCAGCCGCAACGGCGGCAGAGCGAAGAGCGACGATTTGAGGTAGAGTCAGACCACCTGTGATTCCATTCTCAAGCGCCTGCTTGGCGAGCAAGGATTTGTTTTTCGCGTCATTCGCCGCATTGGCCGCAAGGTCCGCCGCCGCCTGGGCACCAATGTAGGCCAGCACTAAGCTATTCGCCTCGGCGTTTGTAATAGAAAATAAGTTGTCCGTCGCCGCCTGAACCAGGAGAGCATTGGCACTCGCATCCCAGATGTTGTTTTCGTTCAACACGAGGTTACCAGACGCATCCACCGTGGGGTTGCCAGAGGCATCCAGGACAACGCCCTTCTGCAGATTCGCATTTGCAGTATTGAACGTAGTCACGGACGCATTGTAAAACGCCTGGGCCTGGGCCTGTCTGTCCGCCGCCGCCTGTGCCGCCGTGCGCAGGGCAACAATCTCAGGAATCGTCTTTCCAGCCGTCACCGCCGTGTCCAGTGCGTCGCGTGCCACCACATACGCCGCCACCGCCACGTCCAGCTCCTGCTTTGCGTCGTTTCTCGCCATCTGCGCGCGATTGTACTCCTGCGCACGAGCATTGGCGTTGGCAAGATACACCTTCGCATTCTGGTAATTCGTGGACGCAACAAGCGCATTGCTAATGAGGGTCGCCTGTGCATTGGAGGCGGCGATATCCGCAATGCGAGCCTGGTCCGCCGCCGCCGCAACAGACACAGCCACCGCCTTTTGCGACACGGCATCCGCCAGAGCCGCCGCCGCCGCATCCGCCGCCGTCTTGGCCGTCGCCGCCGCCGCACGCGTGTCCAGAGCCGCAGCACGCTTCACCTGAACCTCCGTAAGCACTGCACCCGACGCAATGGCCGCATCCAGGGAGGCCTGGGCATTCGTGGCAGCCGTCTGTGCAGTCGTGTTCGCCGCCTGTGCCGCCGTATTCGCAGTGGCAGCGGAAGCACGCATGCGCTCCTTGGAATTCACATCGGCATTCGCCATCGATACTCTGAGCACACACGCATCAGCAGACGCCTTCGCCACCACTTGCTGGGCCGCAAGCTCGGCACGTGCGGCGTCAACAAACGACTGCATATTGGCCGACGCAAGAGCACTCGCATCCTCCATCTCCCTCTTCGTGGCCACCGCCGCCGCACGAAGCATTTGTATGCTCTCCAGTGTTTCACCCAGCGCAATCGCATCGGACAGAGCCTTGGCCGCATTCTGCGCCTTCTGCTTCGCCAGGTCCGCGAGACCCTGCTGTCTGTCAGAGGCAGTCTTAACCGCAACACGGATGTCCGTCTTGGCGTTCATCTGCGCCTGAACCGTGATGAGCGTCTGGGGGTCAAGCACCTTTTGCTCCGCATCCGTCAGCTGCTTCGTGAGAGGGTCGGAGGCCGCATCCGCCGCCGCCTTGGAAGCCGCCGCCTTGGCCGCCGCATCAGCGGACGCCGCCAGAGCCGCCGCCGCAGCAGCCGCATTCGCCTTGGCCACATTCGCCGCAGCAGCCGCCGCCGCAGTCTGGGCCGACGCAAGAGAAGCCGCCGCCGCCAGCTGCGCATTGCGAGCATTCTGTAAGTCGGCCGTTCCAGCATCCGCAATCGCCTTGGCATTCTGAGCCGCCGCCTCCGCCGCCACAGCCGCCGCACGCTGGTTCTGAATCTCGGACTGACTCTTGCCGCTGATAATGGCCTGGTCTAGAGCAGCCTGGGCCGCCTTGGAAGCGGCCATCGCATTGGACACCGCCGTCGCCTGTGCCACATTGTCGGTCACCGCCTTTTCATACCGGGCCTTTGCAGCAGCAGTCTGCGCCGCCGCCGCATTCACCGACTCCGTCGCCGCACGCTGGGCAGCCGCCGCATTGTCCGCCGCCTTCTTCGTGCTCGCAACCTGGGCGGAAAGTGCATCCGCAATCGCATTCGCCTGCGCATCCGCCTTCGCCGCCGCACCAGAAGGAGTATCCGTCGCCACAATCTGGAGGCGAATGATGAACTTGCTGCCCGCGGGAATAATCACGGTATCCACATCCTCCGTGTTCGCAGCACCAGTAACGGACTGCGAAGGGTCCTGAACACCACGGCGAGTCACAGAGTTCGTAAAGTTGAACTGCACACGCATCTCAATCTTGTCGTTCTGCACGAAGCCCCAGCTGCCCGTGGAATCAGAATCAGAATTCGTCTCAAACAGGCCCGCAATCTGCTTGCCGGTAGCGTCGAAAAAACGCATCGGGTCAGCCGCCAGCAAATCGCGGAACATGGCATCCACGGCACCCTTGTCCACGCCCGCCGACGTAGACAGAGCCTCCTCCGTAGCAAGAGAGTTACGGATAGACATGGTTAGACTGCCGTTGCTCAACATTTGCTGCGCATCCTCCAGGTTATACACCAGGGACATCGTGGGTGCAGCCGAAGAGCCGTAGCACTTGTATAACAGATACGACATAACAATGTCGTTGGCACTCACTGTACCATTCAGACGCACACGGCTGTCGGTGTTCGCATCCAGAATGGCAGAGCTGAAGTTCAGGCCGTTTGTCACACCATCCACGTCGGTGTAAACCTTCGACAGTGAGTTTATCATAATGTCGTCGAACTTTACGCCCGTAGACGTAGTCCCAACGAAATGGCCCACGGCACGCTCACTGCCGGCAGGGCGGTCCCACACGAAAAACGAGTTCAGATCGTCAACCGACATGGGAATCTGAACACGATGTCCCATTGTGCCGGACTCTGCCAAATTCACGGCCTGATTGGCAAGATCAGTGGTAACCAGCTTTCTGTAGCGTAAGACGGAAGCCGACATCTTTTATAATGTAGTCTTAGATTTTTTTGTTATACGACACCGTAATACAAAAAAATCTAATAAGAATCACTACATAATCAAATTCACTTGTCGTGGTGCAACATCTACACTAACGTTAAGACCTGTACCTTTGAAACCCTTTTGTTCCATAACAATCTTTACAATATCTAAAACGGAAACAATATTTGTAAGAATACTTGTCAAGTTATCCAAATCACTAAATTCGTTTTGGCCGAATGGGTCGTAATCCATTCTTTATATTTACATCTTTTTCTTTCTGGCCTGAATATCTGCAATCACATGGTTAAAATATCCAACTAGCGTTTGTATATCTTCTACATTCTTGATATCAGTTTTCGTGGCTGTGTTCGTATTTATTTGCGAAAGATACTCAGAAACAACCGAAGCATTTGTTCCAGCACCTCCAAGCATGGATTTATTTGAGTTCCCGCGTGGCATCTCTATTTACGGTGCGTAACTTTGAAATAGAAAGACGCCTCGTCGGGAGTGTGGGTAAAGGGCGAAAAGGTAAAGGGGCAGTGCGATACTGGCCAATGACCTTCCAGGCAGGCAAGCGTGGTTTTTCACTGCTTAGAGGGTCCATGCTATTCTATGATAGTATGGACAGATTTGAAACTTTAGATGAAAAGCAACCATGGGGAATAACGAAATATCTTGTAAATCCAGGCTCTCACGTAATACTACAGACAGAAAAAGCAAAGATAGATTTAATTACAAATCCTCATTTTGGAAGAATGTTATTCATCGACAATATTCTACAATGTGCAGAAGTAGACGAGCATATATATCACGAAGCCCTTGTTTCTCTAGCGAACCCGTATAGAAAAGTCCTCATTCTTGGTGGTGCAGAAGGTGCCACCGCGAGAGAAGTGTTCCGCTTTCCTGACGTTGAAACGGTCGATATGGTGGATTGGGACGAGGCACTTGTCGCACATATGAAAACAGAGTCATTTTCGAAAGGTGCATTTCAAAATCCTAACCTAACTATCTTTTACACAGATGCTATGGAATTTTTAACCACGTGTCAAAGGGTCTATCATTCGATTATCGTTGATTTACTTGACCCGCAGGACAGTCATGAGACTCAATGGCTTTCTGCAATTTGCCATCTCGCTTTTACACATTTAGCGTATGGCGGAACACTTTCCGTGAATGCAGGAGGCGATTATAAGAGGGCGTGCGAACTTGTTGAGCTTGTGTCAAAGGATGGTATGTATGAATATCGGATGGTTGACCGATTTGTTCCCAGTTTCCAGGAGTCGTGGTATTTAATCCGATTTCGTAGGAGAGTACAGTAGATATGGACACGGAGGGACCTGTCGTATATTGCCTGGCCACCGTAGAAGAGCCTGTCGTAACATATATTGGTGCGACCATGGACAAGGAAAGACGCCTTCGGCAGCATAATGGACTTTTAGTAGGAGGTGCAAAGGCTACTCGTAAAAGGCCATTGAATTGGTATAGAGTCTGTTATGTCCGAGGATTTGCGAGCTGGAATGCGGCTCTTTCGTTTGAGTGGCACTGGAAGCATTACAGTCGCAAATGCCTGGGGACGCCCTTGGATAAACGGCGGAAGGGCCTGGATAAATGTTTAGAGTGGGCGGGTGGCATGGGCGGAGCAGGATTGGAGGTTGTCTATGAGTGATTCCTCAACAACCATAAGAAACATTGCGATTCTCTATATCTGAATATCCAGGGTATTGGTATCCCATATTCGGAGAAAATGAATAGCGTTTCATCGTGAGTTGGTTCCAATAGATATCAACCGCATATTGATATATGGGAACTCCTTCTTCTAAACCCGCTGCAGACTCCTTGAAATTATTATATACTTCTGTTACACTGCCCTTGTGAATACAATATCCGCTCGTAGTTTGCGAATATACCACTTCTTTAATGCCATCCACATGGGTATCTTTAGATGGAGACCTATTTTGATTAGATGCAAGTAATAACATTCCCCAATCCGTAAAATTCATGAAAAACTTTTTCAGAAGTCCCGTGTTGTTTTCGATGCTTGTGTCATAGAATGTGAAGTCGTCTTCGAAGATAATACAGGTGAGCCATGCAGGATTCGCCATGAATTGCTCTAATGCTTTGATATGGCTTTTCGTGCATCCTAGGGCCCCGTTTTTATTGTATATCGCATCTATACGGACGATTTTTGATTCATCGAGGCAAAACTTTTTCATTTCTTGTAGGAAATGCTCTTTCCTGTCGGCTCTTTGTTCCAGGTTTATATAGAAAATAACGTCCACTTGTTCCATTTAATAGCGTTCTACATGTATAGGTAGAATGTTATGGATAGATTATTTCCGCTTTGATGGCGAGGAAATTGCATTTACTCGCCTTGAGCATTTATTTCCAGTGGTCGACAAGTTCTATATATGCGAGCAACGGTTTGTATCGAAGGGTCTTAGAAAAAAGGCGTTATATATGGAGACCATGAAAAAACGATTTGAGCCGTATTTGAGTAAAATAGAGTTTGTTGTGGAGGAACAGGAGCAGGCACAAGAAGCCGGTAAAATACTTGCCGAGAATTCTGATGAGCAGTTTATCGTGACCGTATGTGAAGTGGACGAGATTCCTGATGTGGCTATTATGAAATCTGTAAAAGAAGGCTTGTATAATAAGTGTGCAGAGGGATGTATTTATCTGGAAATGCCCGTGTATTATTACAATCTCAATTGGCGGGCAGAGAAGCAAACATCAGCCACGGCCTTTGTTGTCAATGATATTTTACTCAAAGAGCACAAGGAATTCCAGAAATTCCGAGAGCAACGAGGGCCGGTATTTGGCGTGTTTGAATGTGGCTGGCATTTCTCGTATTTCATGTCGGTGAAAGAAATTCTTCGGAAACTGAGTTGGATGAAGTTGGATGCAGAGTTTATTGGCAATTGTATTGCCTATGGAAAAGATTTGTGTAAAAGGGATTATGTGACCATTGTCCAGAATTCTGTGGCCGCGAGTAAATTTCCGAAGGAGTTTATGGTTTTGCACGGAAAAACCATGGGGGCACAGTTTGAGATGTGAGAATTCTGGGGGGTGTGGGTGGGGTGGTTGAACTTGGTTACAAGTTGGGAGGATTGGAGCTTTCTAATGTTTCATCAATTCTTCTTTTATATGCTCTAACATTGTTGTATTTTGTAATTAATTTCTCAAATCTTGCCTTTTGCTCTGTGCCTACCAGAGTGTTCCAAATACTTCCTAGCTCTTTCATATCTTCTCTAATATCTTTTGTCTCTCCAAATACTGTCTCATATAATTTAACAACCTCTATATGATTATTGTTTTTTAGTAAGGCAAACATTTCATTTCGTGGAATTCTTTTCCGTTCATTTGATAATGTTATCTGCTTTGACCTAACATCAGTCCTTGATGCATTCTCAAGATAATTTCTAAACTCGCTATTTGTCATTGTATACGCAGTTGCATCAACGAGTTTTTGTATATATGTTGCAGTTCTTTTATCTTCTTTACAAAGTTCAATATAAATATTAAGGGTTCTTTTTGAATAGTGTTCTATTATTTTGGAAGGCCGCAACCTATAGGAAGGAAGAGATTCTTCTACCTCTGGTATGTTTTCGCTAAATGTTAATACAAAGTTTTTATATAGTAAATCAATATGATTCGCAAATTCTTTCATTGAAAGTTGTTTTTTCATACTATTACATGTTTCACATGCTGGTAAGATGTTATCTTTAGAATAACCTTTAAATGAATCAATTCTATCAATTCCACGTACTTCACTCTCATTGTATGCCTTACAATAATAGCATGGTTTTACTACGCAATCTGTAAATTCTTCTAATGTTATATTAAATTCTATATTCCTTTTTGCAGCACTAGTGGCATATTCTTTAAAATGCCTTTCTGGGTTTGATATTCTTTCTAAAGAATAATTCCTCTCTCTTTTTCTATTATCTTCAACCTTTCTCATAGTTGAATAACAGGCTTCACATTTTTGAACCAAGTCTTCTTTTACCCCCTTCGTTAGATTATCTATTTCCTTACCACACATTACACATAAACCTTTTTCTTTTCTTTCATCATATTGTGTTTTTTCTTTTTTTCTTGCACTTGTAAGACATTCTTCGCATTTCAATTTATTATTTAATGTTTCATTGCGACACGCACGTTTTCCGTCACCACATATACGCACGCCTTTTTTCTTAGCTTCTTCCAAAAGAACACCCCTCGCATGGTGTTTCAAACAATATCCGTCCTTTTTAGAAAGTTTCTCACATTTCTTTTCTGTCCAAGCACATAATGTTGAAGCATTCATTCTGAATATCTCAACAGTATAATGTATCAATCAATTTTTACCAGCACAAGAAAACCCACAACGTTCGCCAGAAGTAAGTAGTTGTAAGCCGGATTTCATTAGTTGGAATACGCAAGTCCTCCCATGCCAGACATCACACGCAGCACGTTGTAGTTCGTCGCATACACGCGCACCACGGAGCTGGTCGCCGTGCCCACCGCGTTGTTGGACACCGTCAGCAGCAGGGTGGTGTTATCAATGCGGGACAAGTTGCAGGTGCCGCTGGGCTGGTGCTGCTCAGGGGAGAGCGCGAAGGAGTACACGTTCACGCCCACCGCCGGCACGTTGGTGTGGTGCTGGTAGGGCTGCACCTCGTTGAAGTAGCGGCCCTCGCGCACCGTGAAGCGGTCGTGGCCGTTGAGCTGGAGCAGCGCCGTCACCACGGGGTTCTTGCCCGCCATGCCCTCCACGCGGGTCACGGAGTAGCCAGACTCCAGCGCCGAGCGGTCCCACCAGTCGGAGTAGTTGAACGGCTGCTGGCCCTTCCAGGGGTTGATCACACCGTCGTCGCACGACACATACGAGTCGCGCTGCACCACCCACACAAGCTCCTTGCAAGGGTGGTTGAAGTTCAGCTTGATCTTGTTGGAGGACGAGTTGATGGACTCCTGGCCAGTGAACTGCAGGGTCTCAATCAGGTACTCGTGCGACACCTGCGCGAACTTGCGGCGCTCGTCCGTGTCCAGGTAGATGTAGTCCACGTAGAGAGAGGCCGCCACGAGGTTCGCCGCGTTCACGCGGTCACGCACCGCGTGCGTGTTGGTCGCCAGGGGCGCGAAGTCCCACATCAGGTTCTGCAGGTCGTTGAACTGCAGGTTGATGCGGACCTCGTGGTACTGGAGCGCAATCAGAGGCAGCGCCAGGCCGGGGTTGCGGCAGAACCAGAACTGCAGGGGCACGTACAGCGTGTACTCGGGGGTGCAGCCCAGCAGCTCGCCAGACGAGTTGGGCTCGCCGCCCGCGCAGTCGTTGTCGCAGTCCTCACCGCCCTGCACAATCAGGTTGGTGAGCTGGGGCACGTTGCCCACCATCTTCGCATAGCCGGCCTGCTTGCCCGCCTCCTGGGTGAGCTCGTTCCAGATGTGGAGCCAGTCGCCATAGTGCTTGTCGATGCGCTGGCCGCCAATCTGCAGCTCAACGTAGTCGACCAGGTTGTGGCCCACCCAGTTGAGCCAGCGGAACTGCGCACCAGAGCCGTCCGCCGCTGTGAGCTTCACGGAGGGGAGCGTCGCCTGGAGGTAGATGCGGTGGATTAAGTCACCGTTGCGCTGGATAGTGCAAGTCACCTGGTTGCCGAAGCGAGGGTTGCCGTTGAAAGGATTCTCGATGGACTCCATCGCGAAGTTGGTGTGGCGACGGTAGATCGCCTTAAAGAAGGTGATCTGCGGGTTGCCAGTCAGATAAACGTCCTGCGCGCCGTAAGCAACAAGTTGCATCAAACCTCCGCCTGTCATCTTATATTCATATCATAAGAAAAAAAATTTCCAAAATTGAGTTTTTGCCCCAGTTTGGAAAATTGGAAAACGAGCCGGAGAGTTTGATTTCTTAATTTAGGCTTCGCTTTTAATAAACCCTCGTTTCCACTTTTACTTTCTTGTCATTGTAAATCCATATTTCATACTTATATCCAGCCTTTATCGTCGCTAAAGCCTTCTCTTGCACGTTTCCTCTTCTTAATTGAATCGTCCACTCTGACTTTACTTCTATGACTTTGTTCTCTGATTTTATAAAGAAATCTGGGAAATATACATGTTTAACATCATTAATGTGATATTCTATTGTTGGAATGTGTGACCTTCCTACGAGTATATCCTCCTCTTCATATTTTTGGACTAATTCATCTAATGCGATATTCTCATATCCTTGAACTTTGACAATTTCTCCACTTGGCATCATATAGTCTCTGAACTTATAGGAAGTTGCTTCCGATTTTGCCTGGACTTCTTTATTCTGGTTTGGATGTCCTCCATACTTTGCCAAGCATGTTTTTGCTCGTTTGGCTATAATTTCAGGTGATTTCAATGCATGGCCTCCATATTTTTCTTTGAATGTATCATGAATTTTCTTTTTAATCTCTTCGTTCTTACCAGCATTATCAACCCCATATTTTTCCATACAAGTAGCCTTTCCTTTCTCAATCATTTTTACTTTACTACACCCCTCACAATAAGGAAGGCGATGCACATTCAACATCTCAAAGCGTTTGCTCGTCTCCACCCCACAAGAGCAAACAAACTTCACTCTGAGGCGTTGATTATATACTTGATATGTCTCTAATCCTACGGCCCCACCTTCTTTGAGAATATCTTCTAAAAGTTCTTTGGTGTATTTCATGGCTGTATGTATTATCCTAATCCCATATCAAATTTATAAATGAAGCCATAAGACCCGGTCTAAACTTCTTCTTAAAAGCATCATAGAATGACAGATAAACAACCCTCTTCTTTATTTAATACTAGACCAAATACAAAACGAAGTCTATTAGAAGGAAAAACTACGCTTGATAATTTGCATCAGATAAACATCAATTCATTAAAGAAAGAGAGAGAGGATATATCAACCATTGATGAGCAAATTTCTGAATATAATGATAAACTCCAGGCAACGAACGATATTGTGTTAAAGAGTCAATATGAGGATTGTATGAACTCTTTGCGGCGAAAGAAGGAAGATTTATTGAATAACAAACCTGTATATGATTATTTATTTGGTGCCGGCGAAATTCTCTTTAATTATTATGACTTACAAGATAAAATCCAGAGCGGAAACCAAGTGGGTGTGTCAAAGATTGTAAAGGCTAAACCTGGAAGTGTCTTGGCCGCCTTACAGAAGGGCGACCATGCACAGCAGCAGGAGGAGCAGAAGCAACAGCAAAAGCCCGCAGCTGCACAGAAAGAACGTGAAGGCCGTGAAGTCCTATTAGAGAAATATCTACAGAAGGTTGACCCAGAGCATGCAAAGGCCGCCATAACGTCCTTTGAAGACCCCCATGGAATGTGCGAAATGTGTGATAAAGAGATGACGTTCAGTAATAACGAGGCCTTGTTTTTCTGTGATTCTTGCGGACACCAGGAATTTGTGCTGATTGATAGTGATAAACCGAGTTACAAGGACCCGCCTCGTGAAGTGACGTATTACGCATATAAACGCATCAACCATTTCAATGAGTGGCTCGCGCAATTCCAGGCCAAGGAAAGCACAGAAATTCCTGAGGATGTATTTCAGGCGATTCTGGAAGAGTTGAAGAAGGAGCGTATTACGAATGCAGAGAGTATTAAACCTGGAAAAGTGCGAGAAATCTTGAAAAAGCTCAAGTGCACGAATTTCTACGAGCACGTCCCCTATATTTTGAATCGCATCAATGGTAAGAATGCTCCCGTTATGTCTCGCGAAGTGGAGGAGAAGCTGCGATTCATGTTCAAGGAAATCCAGGGGTCGTTCGTCAAACATTGCCCCAAGACCCGCAGTAATTTCTTGTCATATTCGTATGTTCTGTATAAGTTCTGCGAGCTTCTCGAGTTGGACAATTATCTCCAGTGTTTTCCCCTTCTAAAAAACAGAGATAAACTATATAATCAGGACAAGATTTGGCAGCTCATCTGTAAAGATTTGAGCTGGGAGTTTATTCGGTCTATTTAGATAAACCACAACCAGCACACCTTTTACACAAGTCCCGCCTCACTCATCATATGAGTATGCGACCACGAGTTAGACCCGTTTCGCCTGCACGAACAAATATCTACGGCCTTATTAGTCATGGGTTATACAGAATTCGTGAAACATCTCCGATATAAATCCATGTATAAACCCAATGACACATTCTGGGGGATAGGCATTGAAGAAGAGACATATTTACAATTTGCCAAGCCCTTGTATGTTGCCGCCCCAGTAATGCGCAATAATCACGGGGCTGAAAGATATAGCGTGAGATATTATACCACTTATAAACCCCAATACAAAGAGGCATTTGAAAAACTCTTTCCAGATGCCTCTGGATTTTTCCCTGTACCCTTTTTCTTCAATGCACACGCATTCAATAAAATGGATATGTCAGGGAATCATCTTACTACGTATGAAAAGAATCCCAAGCCGAATCCCAAATACAATGGAAAGACGTTTTTCCAAGAGTTATACTCTTTTACACCATCCTATTATTGCTGCCGGCCTCGCAAATTTTCCAAGATATTTGACAAAAGCTGTATTTTCGACGGAGATTCTATTGAATTCATGACCCAAGATTTCTATAAAACAACAGCAAGTCGCGTTGTCCGTGAATTGGTAAAATCCAAAGAATATTTCCTCGATACGGTAAACACGTTTTTAAAAGAACGCGGGGTTTATACGGATAAGGGGCTTTTGAAATTTCCCACGGAAAATCCTGGATTCGTCGTGCATTTCACAAATCCGAAGAATATTGCCATGTTCAATAACGGCACCTACCATATAAATATCACTCTTCCAACGGCCTTGGGCGACGTGGATAAGAATCGTCTTCCTAAGCTACTAGACTACAAAAAATTCAAAGAAGACCATCGCAAGTATATACGTTTTATTCAATGGTTAGAGCCCTTCATAATTGCTGAATTCGGAACAAGTGACCCCTTATCGTCTGTGTCAAAGGAGTATTCACGCGGCTCGCAGAGATGTGCCGTTTCTCGGTATATTGGGATATGCACCTTTGACACAAACGCCATGCCTGTTGGAAAAATCGTGACCGTTCCCGTGAAAGATATTCG